CGGGTGCGGTAGGCCGTGTGGTCAGCGGCACCGAGGGCTCGGTCACAGCGCAGATTGAGTGGTCAAGCGCGGTTGGCAAGACGCAGGCGTTCTGGATTCAAACGCAGTGGGGCGCGATGGTGTGGCAGATGATGCTCCCGTGGCGCACAGCTCGATATGTCGCGCCGTGTGGCGACGGAGGTGTCGGCGGTCTCGGGGGTTGGAACGCGTGGCCACAGTAAACCTAGATTTCAGCGGCGGCTCTCGCATGCGCGATTATCTAGCATCCCGTCTCAATGTCGCCAGCAACGCTAAGAACGTGCAGGTCGGATTCCTAGAAACCGCTGAATACCCCGACGGGCTGAAGATCGCGCAGGTCGCGTTCTGGAATGAGTTCGGGACTGTGAATCAGGTGCCGCGCCCATTCTTCCGCCGCATGATCGCCGAGGAGAGCAAGCACTGGGGCGACGATGTGGCAAAGGCCATGAAGGCGCTCAACTACGACGCCGCGAGCGCGTTCGCATCAATAGGCGAATCCATCAAGGACGCGCTGGTCGTCTCGATAAACGAATTCTCCTCTCCCGCGCTACGGCCATCCACCATCAAGCGTAAGGGATTCAGCAAACCGCTCATCGATACCGGAAAGATGCGAGACGCAGTGGCGTACCGGGTGACCACGTGACGTTGAATCTGTACACCGCCGCCCGCGGCCCGGTCCAATCAGTCAACCCCGATATCCGCGTCATCTACCTTGCCTCGCAAGGCTATGTGACCGACGGCAGTGGCAACCCATCGGGGTCCTACGCCACTCCATTTACCGTGTTCGCGCAGGTCCAGCCTCCCTCTGGCCGCGACATCGATCACATCAACTTTTTCAATCTGCAAGGCGTGATGCGCACCGTGATCATGTACGGCGCCCCGCTCGCTATCAACCGAGTCTCCACGCGCGGCGGGGATCTGCTGCTCTTTCCGCAGACTCCTGGCGCGCCGCTCGATAATTGGTTGGTCACATATGTGGATGAAACATGGTCGCCCGACCGCATTGGGTGGTCGCGCATCATCGTGACACTGCAGACCGATGGTCGCGTCATCGCGCTAAATCAGTTCGGACTGCCGGCACTCAACAGCAACGGCTCATTGGTGTACACATGAAACGACTACTGGCTATCCTGCTGATGTGCCTGCCGCTCGCTGCCGTGGCGCAGCCACCAGCGCAGCAGGTTATCAACATCGGCACCGGACCAAACACCGGCAACGGTGATAACGCGCGCGCATGGGCGGAGAAGGACAACGCCAACACCACGGCGCTGTTCTCGATGCTTGGTACCTCGTCCAACCTCTATAGTCACGGCAGCGCGCTCGCGACCGATATCGTCTCGCTGTTCTCAACATGCAGTGGCGTGCAGTACCTCGGCGCCGATGGCGCTTGCCACACCTCTAGCAGCGGCAGCGTCACCCCCGGCACTACTACAGTCGTCGGCGCCACGGCGCCGTGCCTGATCGACAACTCAGTAACCACGGTGATGGGGTGCGCGCAGCTCGCTTCAACGATCTCGCTCAGCAGCGGGGTTATCGGAACTACTGTCCCGCACCGCACCGTCACCGTATCTCCGACCGTGGCCTCGACGGACATGGGCGGCGTGATTTACTCCAATGTCACAGGCGGCGGCACGCTCACGATTCCAGCGATAAGCTCCACGGTATTCGCGGCCGGCATGTCGGCAACCATCGTCAACTACTCAGCCTCCACCGAGGCAGTCTCCACCACGCCGACGATAAACTCAGGCGGCGGATGCGTGTCGGGAACGGGCATCCCAGCGGGCGACACGTGGGAGATCGTATCCAACGGCACGACGCTGGACTGCAACCAGACGGTTGCTTCCGCCAGTGGCTCGGTGACAGATGGCGCGGGCACGGTGACCGCCAACCTGCCGCTGCTGTCCACCACCACGGCTCACGTCTATGCCCCCTCCACCACCGTCACCTACCTCATCGACACGGGCGCGCAGTATTCAATCACAGGGACCGGGGCGTGCTCATCCATTACTAAGACGGGAACCACCGGAACATCCGTCGGGTTTTTTCAATGCACCGGCACGACCGGGGCATCTACCGTCACGATCACATTGCCGACATCGACTAACGGTTGGCACTGCAGCGCTGACGACGAGACCACGACAGCGGACAGCCTGCACCAGACCTCACACTCGACTACTAGTGCGACGCTATCCGGCACGGTGGCCAGCAATGACCACATCGCATTCGGCCCGTGTGGTGGTGCGTAAACATGCGCCGCATCCCCGCTATTCTGCTCGGTCTCTTTCTCGTACTGCTGACGACCACTTCCGTTGATGCGCGGATGGCCAGGGGCGGCTCGGGTGTCAGCGGTAGCAGCATGTTGCAGATTTCAACCGCAACGATTACCGCACCAGCCGTCGGGTCCACGATGGCCCAGACCCTATCCATCACCGGCAGCAGCGGCAGCTATGCGTGCTCGATGGTCTCGGCGCAACCGAACTTCGGGATATGGAACTACATCACGCCGAGTTGCGTGGTCAGTGGTACGCCCGAGATAGTTGAGCAGGAGACCGTCACCTATCAGGTCACGGACACCAACACCGGCGCCACGGCGCAAAAACAGTTCACTTTCACGCCGACCAACAGCGGCTCATTGTCCATCCTGAGCCCGACGGGCATCACCGGCCCAAGCGGCGGATACACCGCCTATCGGCTCAAGATATCCGGCGGACTCACGCCGTAGTGAGCTACGACGGCACGGTCATGTGCGCGACTAACACAAACCAGTCCATCCCCGTCACGGTGACCGATCAGAATGGCGCCACCGCGACGCAAACGGAAGCGCTGACCGTCAGTGGCGCGCTGGTATTTCAGGGCGTGGACAACACCGACGGGCTGCTTCGTCTGCCGCCGGCTATCACCGGCAACTACTATCAGACGCAGCTCAACGCATTCGCCGGTAGCGGCGCCGGATACACCTACACCGCCACAGGCGGTTTGCCGGCGTGGGCGACGCTTACTAGCGGCGGCCTTTTATCCGGCACGCCCACCTTGAGTGGCGCCGTTGAGATCTCGCTCAAGGCGACGGACTCCGCGAGCAACACGGCCACCGCGACGGGGGTGATGAACGTCGCCAGTAACGGGACCGTGAGCCGGCCGTCCTACAACACGGCCTCTGGATTCTTCCAGCTCAACGGCAAGCTCTACGATCCGAACGGCAAGCCGTTCATGATCCGCGGGGACAACCAGCTCCACTACAACAGCAGCGCCGCCACCGGATTGCCGCCCACCCAAGCAAACACGGTGCGCATCTGGGATGGTGCGTGCACCGTCTCTAACTACACCAGCCTGATGTCTAGCTACATAGCCGCGGGCATTTTCCCCATCGCCACCGTCGCCTATGTCCCTACAAACTCCACCACATGCAGTGGAACTGGTACGAGTGGCGATACCTCGCCGACCGATCTCGCGAGCGTCGTGAGTTGGTGGACGGCTAACGAGTCGAGCTTCGCGCCGTACATGAGCGAGATGGCGCTCAATATTGCAAATGAGTGGGGACCGTCCTACTCAACGACGTGGGAAACCAGCTACGCCACCGCTATCAGCAACCTGCGCGCCGCGGGCTACACGTGCCCGATCATCATTGACTCCGGCGGCTCTGGCCAAGACCCGTTCGACGTGCAGGCATACGGCCCCACGCTAGAGGCGGATGACCCGGAGCAGAACATCCTTTTCTCGATCCACCTCTACGGGCAGACCAATAACTTCGTCGGCAACATCACCGGGGTCACAAGCTCAGGTGGCAATACGATTCTGACGATGAGTAGCACGGGCGCCACCAACCCGTTGTGGACGTACGGCGGCATAGATTCCTACACCACGGGATACACCGTTATTGGCGCCAACGGCATGACTCAGCTCAACGGCACGTGGGCCGGCAGCCCGACGCTTGGCGGATCCTCGGGCGCGTGGACCGTAACACTCACCGTTAACAGCTCCGGCTTCAGCGCCTACACCAACGGCGGGCAGGTGTATGGGAACAGCACCGCGTCGCCAAACAATTCTGGCAACAACAACCTCAGCTACCTGACAATGGCATCCACGTTCGCTGCGCTTGACGCAGCCAACAACATGGAGACCATCTTCGGTGAGTTTGGTCCCGGCACCGATGGCACGTCATCGGCTTGTTGCTCAGGGGGTTCCGAGACCACCATCAGCTTCCAGCAGGTCATAGGCGCAGCAGAGGCATACGGGATCGGTTGGATAGAATGGGCCATCGACGACAACAACCTGGGCATGGGCAATACTTCGTTCAGTGCTTGGTATGGGCAGACGTTGACTGGCCCCGGGGTCTACGCGCGCAACGCGCCGTCGGACCTCACTGCGGCCGGTCTCGATGGTGTAGCTAACCCGCGCTACGGCTTCTCTGCGCTGGCGACGCCAGCGCCTTATCTGCATTGAAGGGTATGTGAAGAAACTACTTCTCGCGCTCGCGGTGCTCGTCGGTTGGCAGACCGCAGGTGCCTATGGCGTGGGGGTAACGGGAGCTGGGGCAGGCGCCCCTGGCACCGCCACGATGAGCGGCTCGGTAGCCTCGGGCACTGTGATCGTGGTCGGGCTCGTGTCCGGCGGCGCGCCTTGCGCAAGCTGGACGGTCTCCGATACGGTCAACACCGGCAACTATGCGCTGCTGTCATCCACTACGGGCGCGTGCTTCTTCTGGATCATTGCCAACGCGACGGGCACCCCGACGATCTCCGTCACCGGCTCGGGCGGCTACTACCTCAGCCTGACCGCCGCGCAGCTCACGGGTTGGGTCAGCACCCCCACCGCTGACGCGACGCTCGCAGCATCCTACGGGGCCACCAGCGCGACGATCTCCGAAAGCCCCATCACCAGCACTCACAACAACGAGTTCCTGCTGACGACGGCTTCCTACCCGACCACATACCCCACCGGCACGCCGTCTGGATGGACTGTGCTCGGCGGCGGCGGGCTGTGCAGCTCATGCGTCGCATATTCATTTGAGGCCACCTCTGGCACGACCGACAACTTCAGCCAAACCCTGAACGCGTCGGTTACATGGGTCGCCATCACTGCCGGGATCTACGACGGGTCCAGCGGGGTAACACACGGTGTGCTCTTTTCTAACGGCAAGCCGCTGATGTCCAACGGCAAGCCGGTGTTCAACTGATGCCACTGACCGTCTCCCCGACCGCCGAGAATGCCGTCTCCGATCTGCGGGCGCTGGTGCTGTCGGTTGTGCCAACAAATACCCCGGTGCTCATAGGGTTAGCCAACCGGGTCGCCACCCCCCTGCCGCTCACAGGCTTCGTCTACCTGACCCCGATCCACCAGGAGCGGCTTGAGTGGAATACCGACACGCTGCAGACCTCGCCCGCGGCCGTGAAGCTCATCCAAATGGCCATGCGGCTCGATGTGCAGATCGACTGTTACGGCCCTCTGGCCGCAGATTGGGCAACAATGATTCACGCCGTCTATTTCGACGAGTATGCTTGCGACCTGATGGTGAACAGCCAACCGCTGTTCATGGCGAGCGAGCCACAGATGGCGCCGCTGGTAGATTCCGAGGCGCAATACGAGCAGCGATGGACAATGACAGCCGCAATGCAGTTCAACCCAGTGGTACAGCCCGCGCAGCTCTACGCCGATGCACTGGACATCACACTGGTCAATGTGCAGGAAACCTATTGATGAGGGCACTTAAATGACACTTCCCGCCTCCACGTTCGTCAGCGTCGTTCCAAGTGTCCTCGCCGCAGGAGCACCGCCGCTTTCCATGTCTGGGCTGCTGGTCACTCAGGATCAGTCAATCCCCATCGGCACCGTCAAGTCCTTCCCCAACGCAGCGGCCGTGTCGAGCTGGTTCGGCCCGGGGTCCAACCAGGCTGCACTCGCGAATGTCTACTTCAGCGGCTACACGGGATGCACGCAGCTCCCAGGCTCGCTGCTCATGGCGCAGTTCAACGCCGCCGCGATCTCCGGTTACAACCGGGGCGGCTCGGTGTCGGCTCTCACCCTCGCGCAGATCCAAGCGCTGAACGGCACCATCACCGTGCTCATTGATGGCGTGTCACACGTCTCCTCCGCAATCAATCTCTCGGGCGCGTCAAGCTTTACCACCGCAGCGTCGCTCATCCAGACTGGGCTGCAGTCCGGCACTCCGACCACCACCGCGACGGTGACCTACGATGCGTTGCGCACGGCGTTCGTCATCACCTCCTCGACTACAGGTAACAGCTCCTCGGTCGGCTACGGCACCGACGCGTCGCTGTCCCCGTCTCTGTACTTCACGTCAGCCGCTGGCGCGACGCTGGCCCCCGGATCGGCGATCAACACGCCAGCCGGAGCTATGGCTCTTGCGATTGCAGCCACGACCAACTGGGCAACGTTCACGACGGATTTCATGCCGACGCTCGTGCAGATGGAGGGGTTCGCCTCGTGGGTCACCACGCAGAATCAGGCATACCTCTATGTGCCATACGACAACACTGCCGGGGTGCTTACCGGCCCGGACGCAGCGAGTCTCGGCGTTATCACCGCGGCCTACAACGGCGTGGCGTGCGTCTACAACCCGTCGGGCCTCATTGCCGCATTCGTTGCAGGCGCCATTGCCTCGATCAACTTCCAGGCCACCGGCGGGCGCATCACGCTCGCCTACAAGGGCCAGGCCGGCCTTGTACCCGACATCACTTCGTTGACCGCATACCAGAACGCCATCGCAAATCATTACAGCGCTTACGTGAGCGTGGCGTCGGCAACCGAGCAGTTCCAGTTTTTCCAGAACGGGCAGGTCTCGGGCAACTGGCTCTGGATCGATAGCTACATCAACCAGATTTACTTTAGTGGGGCATTCCAGGGCGCGCTGCTCACGCTGCTGGCGAGCGTCAACTCCATCCCCTACACCACTCAGGGGTTTGCGAACATCGCCGCGGCACTGCAGCCCGTCATCAATCAGATGTTGAGTTTTGGCGCTGCGGTGGCGGGCGGTACGCTGTCCGGAACTCAGTCCGCCGAGGTCAACGCAGCCACCGGGCTCAACGCGACGCAGGCGATCCAGAACAACGGCTATTTCCTGAGCATCACGGCGCCCTCGGCCGGAGTGCAGTCGGCTCGCGGCACCCCAGTTATCGTCTACTACTATTTCGACGGCGAGAGCGTCCAGACCATCAGCATGGGCACGATCGATGTGGAGTAAGTAAATGGATATCACCAGCCAAAATTCATCCTTCATCATCGCTGTCCCGGCCGTCTTTGCTCTGCCGCAGACGGTAGTGGCGTATGCCACCGATGATGCGTTCATGACCGATGAGGCGGACATCGCTGAGGTCATGCTGGGTGTGGACGGGCGCATGAGCGCCGGCTTTATGCCATTCATCGTCAAGCAGACGGTCGCGCTGCAAGCCGACAGCCCATCGATCCTCAACACGTTCGAGGCATGGATCGGCGCGATGCAGTCAACCCGCACCCCATACTTCGCCACCGGCACGATTCTCCTGCCGTCGCAGGGCCGGCAGTACCTACTGCAGCAAGGGGTGCTCACGCGCATCACGCCAGTGTCTGCCGCGAAGAAAGTCATGCAGCCCGTAAAGTACACGATCTCATGGGGCGGATGGACCGCCGCGCCGATGGTGCCGTGATATGACGCGACGAGTTGTCAACTTCACGGTTCCCGGCGTGCGCTCGGATTTGAAGCCGGGCGAGCGTGACAACGGCAAGACGTTCGTCATCACCGAGATGTCTACCGATCTCGGCGAGCGGTGGTGCAGCCAGCTCACGGAACTCATCTACGCGGCGGCGCGTAACCCGGCGCCGCCGGAGCTCGACGGCAGCAGCGGGCTCGCCTCGACGCTTGGGGTTGTCGAGCGGTTGCACATCCTCCGCGCGCTACAGGACCCATCGCTCGATGCGCTATGGGATTGCGTCAAGTACGTGCACGCCCCAGGGCATCCGCCGCAAGACATTGCGTCTGGCGCCAACTGTCAGATCGAGGAAATTCGCACGCGCACGTTGCTGCGCTTGGAGGTCGCGAAGCTCCACACCGATTTTTTTACCGAAGA